GCGGCTGCACCGTGAGCGATGGCGACTTCCTGACCAGCAGCGTCCGCAATGAACGCAGCGATGTCGAAGGCCGCATCCTGCACAAGCTCATCCGAGACCTGTACAAGGATCTTGTAGCCAGCAGGGGTCAGCTGGAGCGTGCCCATCGTTGGGTCGCTTTCAACAATCGTGCCAGCCTCGCCAGGAGCGGTCGCCGTTCCAAGAGCCGTGGCTCGTGGGAACTTGATCGCGTTGCCGGTGGCAACACGGATCACATCGACCACATCTGGGTTGATGAATGGGTTGATCTGACCAGCCACAACATTGACGCGTGGGAACACGGCAACTGGATCGCCCAGGTTGCTGCTCTTGGTCACATCGCGGTACTCAAAGACCTCTGCGCCGCCGCCGAGACCAATCGCGCGAAGGCGGTCGGAATCGCTCTTGGCAGCAGGAGCCTTAGGAGCAACAACAGCGGCGAACTCGGCGCGAGCCTCGTCAGCAGCCTTGCGTGCTTCGGTAGCGTTCTTCTCGGACTTCATCGCCTCGGCAAGCGTGCCAGCCTCTGCGATGAGCTTCTCGAAGCGCGCCTTGTCCTCGCCCTCAAGGGCGAGACCCTTATCGGCGGCCTCAACGGCAATGCCGCGTGCCTCCGTCAGGAGGTTTGCTCGCTTGTCAGCGAGATTTGCGAAGTCGGACATAGTGTCCACTTCCTTTCTCCGCACATAGGCGGACTATCTACTTTGCTCTCCTCGGTGGGTTGCTCTAACGCGGACTCGCCTACTCAGGGCGGTGGGGCGCAGGCACGAGACCTAGAGTGCTTCACCTTCTGCCGCTACAATCGCCAGCATTGCCGCAGCGACGGATGGGTCAATGACCTTCTCCTGCTTTGGCGCGAGCTTCGAGCGGACAGCATCAATGACAGCCACTTCCTCGGTGGACAGTTCTCGTCCAGCCTTGACTGACTCAAGTGTGGCCATCAACGCCTCAGCCTCTACGCCGATCTTTGGCGCAGTGACTTGGCGGATTGCCGTGAGACCAAGGGTTGCAGGGTAGGCAGGGGTCTGACCACCGGCAGCAAGGATGCTCACCTCGAACAGGTTGGCTTCCTTGATCGTGCGCTGATTGCCATCCCACGCATCCTGAACCTTCTGGAATCCGAATGACATACCGGCAGCGGCGCTCTCGTGCGTCAGCATCGAGATGACCTTGGCAGCGTCTGGATCGGCTGGGTCTAGTTTCGCCTCAACGCGCAGACCAGTCTCGTCCTCGGTCAACTGAAGGCGGCCGCTCGCGGTCGTTGCCAGAGCGCGCGTCTCGTCATGACCAAACAGGAAGGAGATGATCTTCTGCCCTGCGGATGCGCGAGCCAGTGAACGCTTGAATGCGTTAGGCGCAATGCGCTCCTCGAATGGCAGACCAGCGCTCGCGCTATTCCAGATCGCAGCGTAGCCGCTGAAGGTGCGCTGACCGTCAGCATCAGCCTCGGCAAGACGGTACTCGCCAATCGGAAGTGAGCGAGTTTCTTTCTCTTTCATATCAATGATCTCCCTATCTTCAGCCGCGATCAAAGCATCTGCCCACGAGAGTACGCGATCAGTCGCGTCGCGGTCAGTTGTTTCCACACCCCAAAGGAAGCCAGCAACAGCGCCTGGACCTGGGAAGTCCTCGTTGTCCTGATCCTGATTCTGTGGCACGCCTTCCCAGTCGCCACGATGACGGCGAATCCACGCGGCCATGCGGATCACCTTGTTGGTGTCTGCTCGACCGGCTGCGAGTTCTCGCGCCTCAGCGATGGTCTCTGGCTGCAAGCCCTCGCCTGCTCGGCCGTCCTCTACGAATGACAAGCCGCGCGCTGCTGCGTCACGGATGTAGTTCGGCACCTCGTAGACAGCGCGGTAGCCGCCCTCGGCTGGTGCCCACGCCGCGCAGTAATAATCTCGCTTGACTTGGGCATCCCACTTGCTGCAATAGCCAGCCTCGTAGAACGAGCAGTTGCCGCAGTTCTGACCTTCTGGTGCTCCATCGGTACCGGCAGGACGGTATGCATCTGGCAAGACGCGCTCCTCGTCGCTGAGATACTCGTCAGGCGAATACGCCTCGATCATCAAGCCGCGAGCCATCTCGCGCACCGCTGGATCATTGTCAATGGCGTACTCCAACTCTGCGCCGTACTGCTCCTTCAGGAGGCCGTACTTGAACTCCTTGAACGCCAAGCCGGTAGCAAAGGGTGAACCCTCAAAGTCGTTGAGGTGGACCTCTTCAACGCCTGCGACCTTGTACTCCTGAAGCCATGCGCGCGTCTCTTGCAGGCGCTCAATGCTGCGAGCCGAGACAATGATCAGTTGCTTGTCGCCAGACATGACCTCCTCGTTGAGGAGATCGATCAGCGGCTGATTGGGCTGCTCATTCTCAAGGATGAGCGTGCCGTCAAGGTCAACGATCATGTAGCTCAAGCCTGTGGCTCCTGACCAACTACGCCGATGTTGAGCGCCTTGTAGTGCTCGTCGCCACCGACCACATCTGCGCGATCCTCAAGACGGCGGATCTCGTTGAGCGACAGGATGCCGTTATTCAGCGCGATGGCGTATGCGTCGTAGCGCTCCTTGGTCGTAGGTCGGAGCAGGCCGTCAAGTGTGAACTTGATGAAGGTCTGATCGGCACCTGGAACGAGACGCTGCAAGCCAGCCTCTAGGCGCGTGACGAGTGGTCCAAGACCAAGGCGCAGCCACTCAATGCTCACGATTTCAACGCTGTTGTACGAGCTGTTGCCGCCTGGGTACTGGAGCAGGTGCAGCGGTACGCCCATCAGCCTGGCAATGCTTTCCACTCCCCAGTGGAGGGTCTCAACCAACTGCATATCGCTGATCTTCATAGACATCTGCTGGAAGTCTGCACCGCCGGTCAGCACCGCGATCTTGTGCATCTTCTCGATGCCTTCATGACGGCGGCTGAATGAGTTGCGAAGTGAGTCCGCCTGATCCTGCGTCAGCTCGCCAGGGATCTTGATCACGGCAGATGGGGCTGCGCCCTGCTCGTAGAACTTGGCGCTGTAGAGCTGCGTGGCGCTGGCAAGGCCGAGTGTCGTGCGGTGCTGCTCAACAGGCGACGGTGCGCGCAGCGCTGAGCCAGTGGCGAAGAGTGGGATGTGCAGGATCGCGTCGGAGGTCAACTCCACGCCCACATTGTCATCGCCAGTGACGGTGTAGATCGGCGCGCCATCAACGCTCTTGATGGTGACCTTCTGCGGATCGAGTACGCGCATCTCAACGATGTCGCCGTTGCGACCCTTGATGAACAGCACGAACAGGTTGCCGTCAATGAGGAGCGACGAGACCATGCGATGCTTGAGGTCAAAGCCAGTGAAGTTTGGGTTGTTTGGCTGCGGCATCGTGAGCCAGGATGGTGACGGTCGGTATGGTCGGCGCGTGCCGTCAATGCGGATGTAGGTATCCCATGGCAGGGATGCGACGGTGTCGGCGTAGAGCTTCACCGCTGCGTAGTAGGCTCCGATGGAGAGTGCCGTCTGGCTGTTGATTGCAACACCGGCAGACGAGACGATGGGCTGATTGTCGGTGATCCAAGTGCCACCTACGGCACGCTGCTCACCAAGGATGCGGCGAAGGATGCTCACTTACGGTCTCCTAGCGTATAGCCGATAGCGGCAAGAGCCGCGCCCAATGCGATGAGTCCCAATGGGAGAGAGAGTAGCGCGAGACCTGCGATGACAAGTGCGCCACCCACAACTTCTAGAATGTTGCTAATCATAGGTTGATCCACTCCACTTTCGCTGCTGACTTAGGTTCGATCTGTAGGAACTTTACACCCTGGAATGCGACCACGGCAGAGACGGCCGCGTCAATGCGGTCAGGCGAAGCCTTGTACGCCTTGGTCAAGACCTGCCCATAGCGCGTGAGGCGCGTATGCACATTGCTGATATGGCGTGCCAGGAGCGGTGAGCCGTCGTGGCGCAGTCCCTCGCCAGTCGCCACGGCCGTGAAGAATCGGTCTACGGCTGGACCCATCCGCTCAATCGTGGCGGTGTTGAACACTGCCACGCGCTTGCCGTATCGGCGCGTCCACTCCTCGATCTCGGATGACCAGCCAGGTGGGTCGCAGAACAGGGTCGCATCGTAGGTCTGCATGATCTGATCTACGAAGGCATCCACCTCACCGCGCGGCACCGTCCAGTCTGGGTCGCGGTTGGTGTCGGACTTCTCCCACGCCTTGATCAGGAACAGGTGACCGTCCATCGTGCAGGCGGTGAGCACCGA